AACGGTAGCAAAGTTTGTAGAGCTTGATGATCCCTTCGAGAATGTCGGAGCGCAGATCATCAAACAAGCAGCAGCCAAAACCAATGACACGGCAGGAGATGGAACAACCACCTCCACCGTATTGGCCAGAGGCATACTTAAAAAAGCACAGAAATATCTTATGGCAGGGGTTTCGCCCATCGAACTCAAGCGTGGCATTGACCTCGCAGTGAGCGCAGTGTGTGACAATCTCAAGGATATGGCTGTACCTATTCAGTCTGAGGAGGACATTGCACATATCGCAACCATCTCAGCAAACAATGATAAAGCAATTGGCACTCTTGTCGCCACCGCAGTTGACCGTGCCGGTAAGGACGGCTCAGTGTTGGTTGAGGAAGCAAGATCCCTAGAGACCAGCCTTGACCTTATTGAAGGGTTTAGGTTCGACTCGGGATATGCAGCAACCGCCTTTATCACTAATGAGCGTAATGGTACAGTAGAATATGAAGATCCAATGGTTCTTGTGACAGATCAGAAGCTTGAACGAGTGGATCAGATTTTACCAGTTTTGGAACTGGCAGCGAGAGAATCTCGCCCTCTTGTTATTGTTGCCGCTGATGTGGTGGACCAAGCCCTTGCCGCCCTAATTATGAACGCAGTCAGAGGAACCATGAAGGTGGCTGCTATCAAGGCTCCACGCTATGGTGAAGAAAGACGCTCAATAATGAAAGATCTCTGCCTTTCCACTGGAGCCACTATGATTACCCGAGAAAACTCGTTGACCCTAAAAGATGTTAAATTAGCACACTTTGGAGGGTGTAAAAAGCTTTCTGCGGACAAAGGCTGGACGACAGTTGTCGGAGGCAAAGGAGACTACAATGAGATCGATAAGAAGATTGAGGCACTTAAAACAGAGATTCAGCAAACTGAATCGCTCAAAGCTTGCGAGAGAATACAGGAGCGCATCACGCGACTTGCAAGTGGCATTGCTGTTATTCGTGTTGGCGCTGCTACTGACGTTGAGATGATCGAAAAGAAGCACCGCATCGACGATGCCTTAGAAGCGGTACGCTCCGCCCAAGAGGAGGGGATAGTACCCGGGGGGGGCGTGGCACTCATACGAGCCGTCAAGAATCTGATGGTCGAAACCCTAAATGAAGAACAAAGTTTGGGAGCTAAAATTATTTTTGAGGCCATTGAAGAACCCTTAAGACAGATGGCTATCAATGCCGGAGAGTCTCCTGACATTATTGTCAGCAAGGTAAAAAACCTAGATGCATCGTGGGGTTACGATTTTTACTCTGGACAGGTCAAGGATATGTATCTCTCTGGGATCATAGATCCAGTAAAAGTTACGCGCTGTGCGCTACAAAATGCAGCATCAGTTTCCTCAACTTTAATCACCACGAACCATGCTATTGTGAGTCAGTAGTACTAGTTATTAGTGCTATGACTGATCCCCAACAACAAGAACTTAGAGAGATTATTTTAGAACTCAAGAACGACATTGAGCGCATGGCTGAACGTCAGGCTGAGATGAACGAGAATCTAAAGAAAATCAAAGAAGCTGTTTATAATCCTGATGAAGGTTTGTATGCTCGGATTAAAGCCTTAGAGCAGTGGAAAGAATCATCGCAAAAGATAACTTGGATTATAATGACAACGGTTGTTGGTTTGGCAACCACTACAATATATAAATTTATTATTGGATAACTTACTTAATTAACGGAGTCATAAATGAAAGTAAAAGTAACTTACGGACTTGAGCTATCGTCCGTACCTGTCTTGGTAGAAGATATGCTCACAGATACTGTTGTTTCATTGGAAAAACAATTATCGACACTACGTGGCCTTATGTATGCCATAACCAATGAGTCACTCCAAGCCGAAGTGCCAGATGGAATAGATTCGGTTCGCCAAGCGTTATCGTCTCTTGATCTATCATTGACCGATGCGGAATCTATTATGCGCGGATACGTTGATGTCATGAAGGCACAGAGTGCGATACCAACCCTTGAGCCCGAAAGCCCACAGCCTGACGAGTTTGTAACGCCAAACGGACAAACTGTGTTTAGTAAAAGGGAAGGCTATAGCACCGCACCCACGGAAGATGAAAGTGAGTAGTGTTGTTTTCTGCAAGGGTGATTTAGTGCATGTGCCACAAGCTACTGTTATGTACGGAACTAACACCAGCGGCATCTCAATCTACGTCAACAAAAAGCCAACTTTGGCCATTTTTATGGACTACAAAGATGATGGTATGTCTGAGGTAGTCATGAACGGAAGGAATTGGCTGGTAAAGAATAATCAAATTTTTTTAAATAGGGAGGCAGGATGATGTTAGTAGAACTTGTGCAAGTTATAAACAATGGCACAGGCTATTCCTTGAGTAAGATATATCTTAACCCGAGGCATATTGTTTTTATAAGTGAAGACCAAAGAACTCAATCTTTAATTAGAGAATCCAACAATCTCGGTCTCGCTCCGGAAACAACCTTTAGTAAGATCCGCATCAACGATGCAGGACTAAGCAGAGAGATCAGCGTAGTTGGCGACCCAACTATGATTGAGGGCAAAATCTTTCGTAAGAAGCGACAAAACATTTTGCGAGGTTAAGATGAGATACTTTGAGATATATGCATGGACTGATTGTCCTTATTGTACGCATGCAAAAGAATTATTGATTGAGAAAGAAGAGCAGTTTTTGTTTTGCTGCATAGATCAGTCTGATGATTTGTTACACCACATCAAAACAAAGTGGGGTTGGAAAACTGTCCCTTTGATTGTTGAGAAGAATACCACGAATGAGGCTGCCAAGTTTATCGGAGGCTTCACGGACTTACAAAAATACTTGGAGGAAAAATGAGAGTAGAAAAACCATGGGGTTATGAAATCCGCTGGGCTGTGAATGAAAAGTACATTGGAAAGATTCTTAGAATTGAGGGAGGGCAAAAGCTTTCCCGTCAGTACCACCAGCAAAAAGATGAAACAATCTATGTCCTCGAAGGAAAGCTCGTGCTGGAACTCGGACCCCACAAGGGTATAGACAAACCTATTAAACTTATTCTTCATGAAGGTGCAAATCGTCGTATAGAACCCGGCACTATCCATCGGTTCGCAGCACCTTCGGGAGGCTGCACATTGATTGAGGTATCAACACCAGAAATAGATGATGTGATTCGTCTGGAGGACATGTACGGAAGAATATAAAAAAAAATACTTGACAAATTTTCTCAACGTGTTATGTTATATAAAACGGAGGAAATATGTTTGTAGCTTACTTTGGAGGATTCAAGCCTCCACACAAAGGACATCTCGCAGTGGTAGAAGAGTATCTATCAATGCCTGATGTCCTTTCAGTTTATGTTGTGTACGGCAACAAAACCAGAATGTCTAAAGACCGAAAGATAAGGTTGAACGCCGATCATACGAAATCTATCTGGGATTTGTTTATTTCTACTCTTGACGACCCAACACGAGTCAAGTTGATTGAAACAGATGGCAACACGCTTGTCGAAGCAGCCAACTTGGCTTGGTCACCAGAGCTTGCCGGCTCGACCATCACTGCTGGATATGGCGCCAAAGAACCTGAGTATGGTAGCAGATTCATGAATGTTATACACTCACTGGAGTCATCGAGGGGTACACCACTGGCGACACCTGTCATGGTTCCAACATCATCTAATGAGCCAAGTATCTCATCAACAATGATAAGGAACGCACTGGCCACCAATAACACCTCCTACTTAGAGGGAGTGGTACCCCGTGGGGTGTGTGTCCGAGACTATATAAATATTTTAAGATAATACTTGACAAACTAAACCAAACATGTTACATTATATAAAACGGAGGACATATGTCAATAAACTTAGGATACGCATGCATCAATTCAGCATTGCAACAACAAAAGATCTGCTCAAACAGAGGCATGATCAAGCGCACATTCAAAGCTAAAGGTGTGCCATACGCTTCAGAGCTAGCACTTATCAATGTCACAGCACTCAAGAAGATCATCGAGTGGAACATCGAGAATGACATCTCGGTTTATCGTATGACATCGTGCTTGTTCCCGTGGATGTCTGAGTATGATATCTTCGACTTACCTGATATTGATCAGATCGCAGACACTATGGCCGCTGCCGGCAAGATTGCACAAGATGCAGGCCAGCGTTTGTCGTTCCATCCCGGTCCATTCAACTGCCTTGCTTCGCCAAACGAAGCCACAGTTGCCAAGACCATTGCAGAGCTTGATGCTCACTCGTTGCAGATGGATCTTATGGGCTTGCCTGTGTCACCACAGGCCAAGATCAACATACACGTTGGTGGCGCTTATGGTGAACATGATAATGCAATGGCTCGGTTCTGCAAGAACTATGCCAAACTGGCGCCATCCACCCAAGCCAGACTCACTGTCGAGAACGATGACAAGGCTTCTATGTTTTCAACTAAGATGCTGTATCGTGGTGTGTCCAAGCCAACTGGTATTCCCATTGTCTTTGATTCCCATCATCACGAGCTTGGCCCNCAGGACGCAAGCTACAAAGANGCTTTCTATCTTGCCCGTGACACTTGGCAAAAGCGTGGNATCAAACAACAGTGTCACCATTCCAATTCAAAGCGNAACTATGAAGANTCATCAGTCCGTGCCAATGCTCATTCTGATTGGTACTATACACCGTTCGAGAACTTCGGTGAACAAGTTGATGTTGTGCTCGAATGTAAAAAGAAAGAACAAGCACTGTTGAAGTATCGAAAAGATTTTATGAAGGAGGAAGTATGAGTCAAGGACAAGCAGAGTGGTACACGATAGTGTTACCGTTTATATCAATCCCACCAGTCGCCCTTGCGGCAATATTTATTTTTTGGATTGGACCTGCGTGGATTCGCTCATTTGATGATGCAGAAACCAACAATGGCAACTAATTACCATAGGAGGGAATGACTATGGAAAAATGTGAATGCTGCGGATGCAATCCGCCATGTAGCTGTAAATGCTGCTAAGCTAAAGGGGGCGCAATGGCTTCGACAGGGTAGTACAGGGATATGGAGTGCAAGTAAACGCTAAAATAACTGCAAACAATAATAATCATTACGAACAAGCCTTAGCTGCTTAGTCGGGTGGTCGTCTCAAACCATCTAACCAAGAGAGACTATGTGGGTGGCTCCACTGAAAGGAACAAAGCCACTAATGGATCTCCCCCTCAGGGGTGGAACGCCTATAACGGTAAGCGATGGTGGTTTTTCCGTTTATTTTTGTTTGTTTTAGAAAAAACAAACCAAACTTGTGGATGACTCTGTATAACTGCTGCTGTGGACGAGGGTTCGATTCCCTCCGCCTCCACCAATTTAGAAGGAAAGATGAAAGTGAAAGTTGGAGATAAAATAAAAATATTCAGCGCAAGAGATGACTCATACGAAGTGGGCACTGTTGTCGAGATACTTGAAGAAAGTATCAAATATAAACGTGAGGGCATTGGCGGACACTTCATAACTTTGAAGTCCCGCTGTGCTCTTTTGTTTTGCGAGGCTTGTGGGTGTGACCCATGTGATTGCCACTGGGGAACCCACTAACTATAGTAAAGCTAAGAACACACCTAATGCCAGCACCAATATACTTAATGGTATAAGGTTGGTGTGATCCATTGGATACCCTTTCCAATACAAAATATCACGCGCCATCCAGCCAAGAAAAATGGCGATGACTCCGCCAATAACGATACTAATCCACATATACAATCCCCCCCAAAATATATAGACATGGATAAAGACGATCATCCGATACTATTTATTTTATACACCTTGCGGGTGTAGCTCAGTGGTAGAGCGTCACGTTGCCAACGTGAATGTCGTGGGTTCGACCCCCATCACCCGCTTTCGATTTAATGGAGGACAAATGTTAAGTTTGTTAATGCTTCTGGCATGTGGCCCAGAAGTTGGTTTAATAGGTTACAGGGACAAGAACCCTGACACCGCAGTCACATCCGATACCGCGATGGAACCCTCGTCGGAGCCATCCTCCCCTGATACTGGGGTACCCCCACGGGCAGGCGTTTCTGGATACACATACATGCACTTGCGACAGGTAGCCTGCCCAGCTTGCGTTGGAGAAAGCCAAGAGATTAGAATCTCATTTGACGCAGAGTTTCATCAGCCTATCTCGGATAGCCATACTGATTGGCTGCCACAGTCAGGTGAGTGTACGAACTCGCTGGTTGGTGTTGATCCATCGACCATCCCAATGAATGTTGGCTCATCAATCACAGTCAGCAATCCCAACCACAGCTTCTCGGTTCCACCGATTGGCACGGGCTACTATCAGACCCAAGACGTTTGGGAAGGGCAGCTACAGCGGAGTGCTGTATATGAGGTCACAACCGACATGGGATCTTATGAGTTCATATCAAGTCGTGGGTTTGATTTCATTGAGCCACAGACTATGCTATATGTTGACCCATCGTATGCTTTCGCAGCACCAATGTATAGATCGGGTGCATCCTTTAGCTGGGCTCCGTCAAGTCCAAACTCTTTGTTTATGATAAGAGTTGCAGCCTATTCTGGCGATGGCTCGTTCCTGTTGGGGCATGCCACTTGCGTTGGACAAGACAACGGCTTCATGACAATCCCAGCCGAATACATCGGCATCTTTCCATCAGGAGCGTTGGCGGCTATTTACCTGTCAAGACATAAGATCGAGTTGGTCGAGACAGATATAAATAATTCTTATATCGAAACCCACATGGAATGGGAAGTCGTAGGAACGGGGTACATACAATGAACGGAATACTTAAATACATTTGCTTGGCATGCGTGTTTCTAAACATCGTCCTTGCCTTTTGGAACTTCTCAGTTGGGGCAGCTTGGTATGTTATCTTGCTGAACTTCTTCTTTGCAGGGTTGTGTTGGTATTCTTATGAAAACTCATGATTACACCAGACTAATCATATCAGATGTCCATTTGGGCAGCTACTATTCCAAAGAGGACAAGCTCTTGAGTTTCCTTCAAACTGTGGAGTTCGATGAGCTTGTCCTTGCTGGTGACATCATAGACTTCATCAAGATACCGCAGTTCACCGAGACAACAATAAAAATCTTTGATTACATCGCTAAGCTTGATAAAAAGATAGTTTATGTTGTCGGGAATCATGACATCGCATTTGAAAAGTTCATCGGTAAACAGTTCGCTCATATCGAGTTTGTTTCCAAGTATGAGTTTGAGTATGGAGACAGAACATATAGAATCCAACATGGCGATCAATACGAAACTGGCCTTGTGCATTACCGCTTTACCATGAATGTTATATCAATATTCCATGACATGCTTGAACGCTTCTTCAAGAAGAACCTTGCAGCATTGCTGGTCAAGATGTTTGTAAAGAAGAAAAAGATAAAGCGAATCTGGAATATCATCAAGTGGAATGATGATGTTGATGTGTTCATCATGGGTCACACCCACATACCCGAAGTGGTCATCTGGGTCGATCCCAGTGAGAACATCAGAACCTATGCGAACACAGGCGACTGGGTAGAACATTCAACCTATATCATACTAAAGGATAATAAGTTAAGACTTAAGAAATATTCAACTTAATACTTGACAACCATCCACAATGTGGTTATATTATAGTAGTACCGCCATACTGGGGTACACCTACAAGTCATTACTTGCTTAACATAGGAGATACTATTATGACTACACTTACACTACGATCCCCATCACTCATGGGACGCAATGCTTTCGAGCAGATTTTCGATCAGGTCTTTGGCGACCAGCGAAACATGATCAAACAATCAACATCCGGCTATCCGATAACCGACATCTATAAAGATGACAATGACAATCAAGTCATTGAAATGGCACTGGCTGGTTTCACAAAGGAGGACATCGTCATCGAGGTTAGGGAGAATAAAATCTCAATCTCTCATCAGGCTAAAGCATGGAGTGGAGAAGAAAAATCTCCAAGAAGAATCGCCAAGCGTTCTTTTAATAGAAGCTTTGTCGATTACCACAACCGCTTCAGCCTCAATAAGGCCAGTGCCACGTTTAAGAATGGTTTGTTGCAAATAACAATCCCACTCAAAGATGAGGCAAAGCCTTGTATGATTGCAATAACTGAATAGTTAAATATGGGTCGAAGTTACAAGCTTCGACCTTTTTAATATTTTCCCCCATAGTTACTATAGGGGGAACGAATTATGATATTAGGGGGATTATTACTAACACTATTAAGCTGTGATGTCAGCATCACACAGGATCCATTTTCGGTAGACATTGAGTCTTCGTCGGTTTGTAGGTTCAATCCGAAAGGTCAAAAGTCCGCTCTGAAGTCATCTGTGCAAATTACATTTATGATAGAAGGGCAACGAGTTGGTGGCGGCTCTGGAAACTATTTCAAACACAAAGGAAACACTTTTGTGCTGACTGCCGCACATGTCGCTAAAGTTGGAGAAGAGATCGATTTAGTTGTTGAAGAGGCCATTGGCGTTGGTCATACGAGAGCCAAGATCGTATACATAGATGACGCCTCAGACGTTGCTATTATGAAGCTTGAACAAGAGCTTTCGACTGTGCAGCCAATCAAATGGAAGCGTAAAGATTACTGGGAGATGAAGGTCGGAGAGGATCTCTTCTACACTGGTAATCCGATGGGTGTGCAAAGGTTGTCCCTTCGGGGGAATGTTGCTAAGATTTACAACGACATGGTTATCATGCAGGGATTTGCCATTGATGGTGCGTCTGGTTCCGCTGTCTTCGACCGCAGAGGAAATGTCATCGGTATCGTTTCAGCGATACCAGTGGACTTGGTTTTTGGCCAGTTTCCTCAGAAGATACACAGCTTGGTGATGGTTGGCATACTTTCTGGACTTCAAGATGATGAGTTGCATCATCTATTGGAGGGAACAAATGAATGAAATGGAGATTCAATATTGGCACTCTATTGGAGGACAGGGGTAACATATGTATGATAAAAGCATGGCTCCCAAAAGGTTGTGAAACTTTCATAGGCTTTGCAAAAATCAATTGGCGTGATAATTATGAATTGGTATACCCCCATTGCTCAAGCTATATCATTAGTGCTAACGCTTTGCACGGCCTTGTGGACACAGGCCAAATTAAGTTAATAAAAAATGATTAAATTGCTTGACAAATCTTGAAAATCGGTTATATTATAAACATGCTGGAGATGAGATGTTATTAGAAAAAGAAAATGATGTGATAAAAGCCATCGGCCCTTTCGAGAGGGCAAAGACAAACTTGGAAAAGTTTGCGTGGAACTACATGATTTTATACACTGTTGTGACCCTTGTTAAGACTTATGATCACCTTGATAAAGATGACAACGAAGACAAAATGATGCTCACTAAGATCACAGCAGACACAACTCTCAAGGGAGTGTTCCAACTTGTTTTGGAAAAGAATAATAACATTTGGGATTAGAAGTGTTTACCGATAAACACCAGTTTCTGTCTTTCCCAACTAAAGAAGATAGAAAAAGATACTGGATAGGTCGCCTCGTGCAGACAAAAGCACCAACACGGGTCGACCTTTTTACTGTGCTACCTGCCAACACTCTTGGTATGGTGGTTGACTTGGAGGATAAAAATGATGGATCTGCTTACGTTTTGGTTGTTAGGTGGGCGAATGGGCATACCTTTCCCTGTTATCAATATAGCATATATTCACACAATGGAGGAGAAGACAATGACAAAGTTTAGAAATAGCGATAAAGCTACAAAAAAGGAAGTCCGTGAGGCTCTTATGAGTTTAGCAGCGGAGTCAACACCCAACCGTTTCAACGTAAAGTTTGACAGTGATGGTTCTGGCGCATGTGTTGTGCTAATGGTTGAGCGAGATGCTGGTGAGGATTGTAATGGCAAGTCTCCATTTTCTGGCTGGCCAGAGATGCCGGCTAAATATATGGGGTGGAGGGTTGTTTTTATGCACGTTCCAAACAAATATATTGATGTATTTTATGACGCTGATGGTAATTATAAAGTGACCGCTGATGCTTAATGGACAAAAAATGTCCTCGACAACATGTCGGGACAGGTTATATTGTTAATACACTGGAGGTAAAAATGTCTAATAACAATGAAATCAATATTAAAATTAACGTATCTGATGATATGCTATCAGCAATCGCTAACATCTTGTTGCTGTCCAATGCACCCATGCTACACAAAGCTATGGCTATCCCGAAGCCTACTGCTCCCCTACCCCCCTCCTCCCCTATAGGCTTTCGTGCCAAAGGAGGCGATTGAGGTGTATAAGTACACAAACGGACAAGTCGTTAGGTGTTCTTTTTGTGGTATGCGGGGACATAATGTAAGATCATGCCCAGAAGTGGCAGTAGCAGCAGAAGATGAAGAAAACAAGCATTATGATGCTTATCAAGTAGATAAAGCGAAGACCGAAATGAGGAAGCGGAAGGTCAGAGAATCTAAGCGTAAAGCCCCAAGAAAAAAGCCCCAATGCGGATTTTGCCGGTCATCCAATCACAATCGAAAGAACTGCAAACGCATGAAAAAATTTAAGTCTAAGCTTTACAAGGCTAATGCAAACTGGAGAAGATGGTTTGCCCACAGAATACAAATACTGGGCGTAGGTCAAGGTGCTTTGGTTGAGGCAACAGGTGTTCCTGTTAATGTGTTTACCAAGTCAACTGTCAGGGACGCAAAAGTTAAGCATGTGGGGATTGTAAACAAATATGATGACGATCAGTTGAATGTTTTTTGTAATTTTGCTGGGGCTTATGACTATCGTTCTAATGCAGACATAACTGCTAAACTGATAACATCAGGAGGTCTGATTGACATTAGCATTGGCAAGTACATAGGAGAAGACTTATTTCATAAGAACGCATTTTTTCCACACTATGCCAGACTAAAGGTGGTTAACCCAAAACACACTAAGCTTTCTAATGAGTGGATTGGCCAAAAGGATATACCCATACTTGATTGGTTGCCACAAACTCATAGCTACGAAGAACTCGAATCGCTCGGTGTAGTACGATTTATAGAAGAGTGGACAAAAAATGTCCTCGACAATACTGAAGATTAGGTTATATTACTATCACAACTCAAACAACGGAGGTCTTAATGACCGTTAAAGTAACACTAAACGAACACTTAGTAACCCTTGACCAAAACTCAACAGTTTCAGACATTGAAAGGCTGTCTTTGCAACGCAGAGTAGCACAAAAGTTTAAGGATTGTGGCTATGAAGCTGCTTCTAAAGACCGTGAGCTTGTCAATGAATACATTGACATGATATTCAAAACCCAAGATTATCGCTGCACTCATTGGCTGAGGGTCAAAGAAGGGCAACTGAACGGTGTTTGGAATCGTCCATCCAAAGGATACCAAAACTGGAAAACCAAAGAGGTCAAGTATGAGATTGACCATGTTCATCCAAGAAACGCTGGTGGGGTAGACCATATAGAAAACTTTCAGTTTCTATCAGCTAATGCCAATCAGTTTGTCAAATGTTCTTTGACTTACGATGATCTACTTCGTAGAGTTGACCTGTCAGGTCGCTTAAAGCGCAGAATCAAAACAGTTCTCCGTAGGAGAGATAGGCTGTTCACCTCAAAGAAGTGGGCAAACTTCAAAGCCAGACTTGAGGCGAAAAAATAAACGGACAAAAAATGTCCTCGACAATATTCGAGAATCAGTTATATTATATTTGTATTCAAAAGGAGAAACAATGAAGTACAACATAATACAGTTACAGCACCAACCCACAGGTTCCGTGCATTGCTCCGCTGTAAGGAGCGAGGGTAAAGTCTTGACCTATGCAACTAAATCTGCCGCTAAAGAGAAGATCAATAAACTAAGGGCAACCGATGGAAGTGTTTCCTTTATTGTATCGAAGCATTGGAGGTGACACATGGAGGTGGGCGACACAGTACAGGTCACAAAGACCGGAATGGTAGGCGTAATAGTCAACAGTGTTGACGAGACTATAGGATCGCACATTGATAAGCACCCCCGATGGGTAGTGCGATTGGCATACACCATGCGACGACATATATTTTTACAAAGAGACTTAGAGGTAATATCCTCATACCCAGAAGGAGGGGTACACCATGAATAGAACAGTAAGACGTGCGGTTTCGCTTTCCAGAAAGAATAGCGAATGGTTCTCCGCGAACAAGAACAAACCTAAACTACAAACTCAAGAGGTAAATGATGAAAAGAAAGATGTATAAAAGAGTACACTGCAAAGATGGATTCTCAATGTCAGTACAAGCCAATGAGGGCGCGTACTCCAACCCAAGAACCAATACGGCTGAAGTCTATACAGAGGTCGAAGTTGGCTATCCAAATCGCATGGAGCCGCTATTAGAGCAGTATTGCGAAGACCCATCCAGACCTTGTGACACCGTATATGGCTACGTCCCAGCCCATGTGGTAAGTCTTATTATCACGAAGCATGGCGGTCTGATTGAAGGCACTGTGCCTAATGGAGTTTTGCTATATGATGCGGCAAGCAAGGCTATCGTGTAACCCCTATGAAGTGGGTGACTTGGTGATGGTTCATGGTGTACATTTGGCCATAGTTCTGCTATATCATGAAGCAGACAATGTATGGCTTGTGCGACTGATGGATGGAACCGAGTTGGCTCTATGGTACGATGACCTTGAGCCATTGCGCCCACCGGACAAAAAATGACCTCGACAATGTTCGAGGTCGTGTTATATTTAATGAACAACAAGGAGGAATACCATGAACTGGTTTCGTAAGTTATTCGGGTTGAAATCCCCTATTGAAAAGAAAAAAGAAAAGCTCGCTTCATTGCGAGAGAAAGCCTTC